ATGACTATAACAGTGGAACTGTAAGATTCCAAATCAATGGTTCTTCAAGTTACACATTTGCGAATACATGGATAAACATCGGTGGTGGCGGTGTCGGTATCTATGATGGATATAACGGTGCTCACTTCTATCCAAACAATGCTACAAACTATGGTTCTTGGAACTTCTTAGGTAGCAGAAATGGTTGGAGAGGTATTGCATTCTCTGATGCTGGATATGACCCACACTTAATGTGGGATAGTTCAGGTAATGGTGGCTGGTATCATGAAGATCTAGGTCGTTGGTTATTCTATCATAGCCGTAGCAGAAACTGTACTGGTGTTGCTTCATCAAGTACTGTTTCTGGTTATCGTATGAGAGTTAACGGTTCGCTTTACTGTAATGGTAATGTCGTTGCTTATTCTGATAGACGTAAGAAAAAGAATATCGTAACAATTGATAATGCTCTTGATAAAGTATTACAATTACGTGGTGTGTATTACGAAAGAATTGAAGACCTAGTTGATGAACGTGATGACCTTTATAAAGGTCGTCAAGTTGGTATGATTGCTCAAGAGGTCCTAGAAATTGTACCTGAGGTTGTATCATACGCTGAAGAACTTGATGAATATGCACTTGATTATCCGAAGATGGTCGGTCTGCTTGTCGAGGCTCATAAAGACCAACAAGAGATTATAAATAACCAACAAGAACAAATTGATGAATTAAAGAAACTTGTGAATACATTAATGGAGAAACTATAAAATGGCTTTAATTAAAGAATACGAAATACCAGGTACTGGTTTATCTGCAGCGAATGCTTATTTCGTTGTGACAGATGTAAAAGTACACAAAAGAATGCATGACTATAAAACACCTGTAGATACTTCTGACCCTACTGGTTATACAAACGGTGGAGTTTGGGACGAAGGAACTGAGGTTCACTGGAAAGCAGGTTATATTGGTCATATCTACTTAACTATTTGGGCTAGTAAAGAAGCTCGAGAAAATGACCAGAAACCTATTGGTATGGCTGGTGTTGATGCAACTGAAGTAGAGGCCGAAGTACATATTGGTACAAAAGGGCTTGACCACAGATGTGTATTTTTTGTTGATGTAGATTCTGCAGATAACTATATCACACAGGCTTATACATACCTCAAAACATTAGATTATTTTGAGGGTGCAACTGAGGATTAATAAATATAACTATCCAAATTAATTAACGGAGAAAAGAAATGGCACTATCATATACATGGAAAATTACCGCCCTTAAGAAAAAGGACCAGGTAAATAGTGAAGGCGCAACACTCGAAGGTGCAGTGGTCCAAACTTATTGGGAAGCTGAAGGTACTGACGAGAGTGGAAATAAAGCATCATTCCAAGGTGCAACTCCTTTTTCAGCAGAAAATGTACCATCTGGTTCGTTTGTTGCTTTTGAGGAATTGACTGAGGAAAATGTTATTTCTTGGGTACAAAACATTGTTGACAATGACCCAGGTTATGCGGCTCACATTGAAGAAAGAATTAGAGCTGAGATTGATAAAACAATCGTTGAAGATGTCACGGAAGGTTCACTTCCTTGGTCTGACGGTTCTGAAGTCACTCCAGACCCTGAAGTTCTTGATTCTGAAGACGAAGAAGAAGTAGAATAATCTAGGAATAACAAATGACCTATTCCTGGACCATTATAAAGTTTGAAACCAGAGACCAAGTCAATTCTGATGGCGTCACTTTGGAGAATGCTGTCGTCACTGTAAAGTGGAAACGCGACGGGGTTGATTCAAATGGTACAACAGGTTCAGTTTTGGGCTACACCGTCCTCTCAGCAGAGACTGTAGCCCAAGGCGATTTTGTTGCATTTGACTCTCTTACAGAAGAATTGGTTATCGGCTGGATTGAAAACTCACTTAGCGCGGAAAGATTGGCTGAATATAATACAGCAATTCAAGAGCAAATCAATAAACAATCTTCCACAGAGCGCACCCCGCCTTGGGCATAAAAACGGTTGACAACTGACATAAATAGTGTTATAATACACTTAAAACTTTAGAATATTTTTATATAATGGAGAAAATATGCATGATTTGCGCCACCATGGCCTTGTACATTACGCCCTGAAAAGAGGCGGAAGTATCCATCCAATTACACTACCTAAGGAATTAACTGGCGAAACTGGGATTATGAATCCTTCCATTTACGTACATAATGGAAAGATTCTATTAAATGTTCGCCATGTCAATTATACACTTTACCATTCAGAAGGTAAAAAATTCCCACATACTTGGGGTCCTCTCCAATATATCCACCCAGAAAATGATGTATGTCTAGCGACACATAATGTAATGTGTGAGTTAGATACAAATATGAACATGCTCAGTGCTGGTCGTATCAAAATGAATCTGGATACAGGTGAACCAACTTGGAATTTTATCGGTTTAGAAGATGGTAGATTATTCTGTTGGGAAGACCGACTTTTCCTTTGTGGAGTTCGTAGAGATTGCTACGACGATAAAGGTAAAGGTCGTATGGAAATGTGTGAAATAGAATTTATTGATGGTTTATGGCAGGAGGTTTCACGTAATCCTATACCGGCTCCTGGTGACGATGGCACATATTGTGAAAAGAACTGGATGCCAATCCTTGATATGCCATGGCATTTTGTCAAATGGTGTAATCCAACCGAAGTTATTAAATACGATATTGACACAAGAACAACAACTACAGTTCACTTAGATGAGTCATCAAGAATAGATGCTCCGCGTGATTATAGAGGTGGTTCACAAGTAGTTCCTATTGGTGATAATAAACGACTTGCATTTACTCACGAGATTGATTTATTAAAAGACCCATTTTATAGAAAAGATGGTCATTATAATCATCGTATTCTTGTATGGGACGAAGATTGGAATATCATTCATAAAACAGAGGATTTCCATTTTATGGGAACTCAAATTGACCCAACTACAGGTTATGAATATAATATTGAATTTGTGACAGGTATGTGTTTTCTGAATGGAAATGTTTATATTAGTTATGGTTATCAGGATAATGGTACATTTATTTTGAAAATGCCAGAAAAAGTATTTTTTGATTTTGTAGGGAGGCTGGCATAATGTTGCAAGAGTTATTGAACAAACACTGTATGGACCCAAAAAATCCGAATAAAATATTTGATTTGGCAAAAGAATATGACCGACTTGAACAAGGTGCTATGGCTGTATCTTTATATCTTAAGGCGGCCGACCTTACAGAGGATAAATTATTACAATATAAATGTATGATTGGTATTGGCAATTGCTATTGGAGACAAGGTAATAGAACATATACAGTCGAAGGTGCATTTCAAGATGCTGCAGCTCTCATTCCGGAAAGACCTGAAGCACATTATTTCCTCGCTGGTCTTTGTGCTGAAAGACAATTATGGAAAGCCTCATATTTACATGCAAAATTAGCTAGACTATTTAATGTCAGCGATGATATCGATGTAGGATATAAAGGTCGTAAGGCTTCTGCTGTACAGGAAGCAATTGCAAAATGGTATATTACTGGAACACAAGAAGGTAAACATGCTTTATTTGACCTCAAATTTAAATCTGTTCTTGATGATGAATTATACAATAAAGTTAATACTCTATTAACAGGAATTTTTTATCCAGATACAATTCCATATTCTGTAAAAGATAGAGAAAGATTTAAATACCCATTCCCAGGTTTTGATACAATTCAAAAAAATTATTCTAAACATTTCCAAGATCTTTTTGTATTATCAGTACTGAATGGTAAACAAAATGGAACATATTTAGAGATTGGTTCCGGTGACCCGTTCGTGCATAATAATACAGCATTACTTGAAACTGAATTTGGTTGGAAAGGAATTTCGATTGACAACCAAGGTAGTTTGTGTTATAATTTTAAAGAGAATAGAAATAATACAGTAATATGTGCTGATGCTACTGAAATCGGATATGCCGATTTATTTGACAAACATTGCATGGAGCCTGTAATTGATTATTTACAAATAGATTGTGATGAACTTTCAGTTGATATTCTAGAAAAAATTCCATTTAATCAGTATGGGTTTAGAGTTATAACATTTGAACACGACAAATACAGACTCGGTGATGAGATTAGAGATAAGGCTAGAGAACATTTAAGACAATTTGGGTATATTCCATTGGTGAATGATGTAGCCTTTACAGAGGAGTGTTCATACGAGGATTGGTATGTACATCCAGCATTGGTAGATATTCCAGAGAAAATGAAAACTGATAAATCAGTAAATTTTGTATGGGAATATTTTATGAAACCTTTAACTGAAGAAAATGAGAGAAAATTATGATAACTGTGGTCGCAACAGGTGGATTTGACCCGATTCACTCTGGTCATATTGAGTATTTAAAAGACGCAAGTACATTTGGAACAAGATTGGTCGTAGGAATTAATTCCGATAGCTGGTTAAAGCGAAAGAAAGGTAGATATTTTATGCCTTGGGAAGAGCGTGCAGCCATTGTTGAAGCATTATCTTCTGTCGATAAAGTTCTATCGTTTGATGATAAAGATGATACTGCGATACATTGCTTGGAACAAGTTAAAACATTATATCCAAATGATACTATTATATTCGTAAATGGTGGAGACAGAACATCAGATAATATTCCAGAAATGGCTGTGGAAGGTATTGAATTTGAGTTTGGAGTTGGTGGTGATAATAAGAAAAATTCCTCAAGCTGGATTCTAAAAGAGTGGGCACAACCTATGGTGAAAAGAGCATGGGGTAATTATACAGTATTACATAATGGTCCTTCATGGCAAGTAAAAGAATTATCATTTGACCCCGGATTAGAATTAAGTGACCAAAGACACGAACACCGGTCGGAACATTGGCACATTGTTGATGGTATAATTGAAATGAGAATCCAAACAAAAACAAAAACCATCACACAAGAATTTGGCCCTGGCGAAAGCATTGATATTCCAAAAGGTGCTTGGCACAAAGCAAAAAATGTGGGAATTAAACCTGCAAAAGTAATTGAAGTTTGGCTAGGAAATCTTCTTTCTGAAGATGACATAGAGCGACGAGACTAAGTATAAATAATCTTACAAAATAAATTATTGGGATTACGTAATGGCTATTTCATTTACATCTTCATCAACATTTAATGTAAGCAATAAATACATTGGTACTATAGAGGCTACACAAGATGGTGGAGAGGACATATCTTTTTCAACTGATAGTGCTGATATTATTATTAGTGAGAATGGTACCTGTCAATTTTTAGTTGGGCAATTGGCTGGAACTTATAATTTTACAATTACAGCAACAAGTGCATCAGAATCCGAAAGTCAAAACATTACGGTCACAGTAGTATAAATATAATAATAACTGCTAATAGTCTAGGAGACGAAGATGGCAATTAAGGTCAATGGCGTAACTGCCATAAACAATTCTAAAGTACTTCAAAATATTGGAAGAGCAGATAACTGTAGATATAATGATTTCCATCCTGCAGGAATTGTTGATATGGGTACCAGTACACAAATTACCAACGGAGATCCAGTAAAGTCTAAAACATTAACAGCAGATACAACTTTTACACATTCTAAGATCTTAAATTCCCCTAATTGCGAAATACTTTTGCATCTGGATTTAAGTACTGACGGTTGGACTCCAACATTTCCATCAAATTATAATTTTCCAGCAACCCCAGCTTGGTCGGCTCATAGATACTGGATGATAACAATACTTGAACGCACCACCGACGGTGGCGCATATCTATGCACAGCACAAGGCTTTGATGAAGGTCCATATTCTGGTTCAGGTTTAGGTGGAAGTGGAGCATTTTTAACCTCTACATGGACCACACCAAATGGGTGGCGCACACAAGATATTTACTATTCTGGATACGGATTTCCAGAAACATATTGTTATATTTCATTCCAGCATGATGCTGCAAATCAAAGAGTCATTGTCACTTATGCTCACGGCAACAGTAGTCAACCAACACAGTTTCAGCCCGCCGTCTATGTGACCTATGGTGGATTAAGCAATATTTCTACTGTTAGAGTTCAATATAATGTACAATCACAATCTTGTATTGGAGATTGTAATGCAAGTAATTATGGATTCGGCCCGACACCAGTACAGGATAATAAACTTTCTGGCTCATATTATACACTTTCTGGTTTAGGAACACAAACATTTGCCTGGATGGCACAAGCAAACCCAAATACTTTTCAAAATAATGATACAACCACAACAGCAGATTTTAGTTCAGCAAATCCAGATTTTCGCATTGAAATTGTTGATAGTGTAGAAGGAACATTTACCTCGACTTCTGAAATGTCTAGTTTTCATGGTGTTAATTTAAGGGCATATATAGGTACAGTACCAATTAAATAGGTTTAAGATATGGCAATAAAAATCAATAATATTGAGATAATGGACGATTGGACTTCTTCTTATGTTATATTGGAGGATTTGAATAATATCCAAGGAACATATCAGGGTTGCATGCGCGTCAGCGAAAGTAGCTATGGTATTAGTGATGGTGGTCCTTTCAGGATGTCTTTCGGCGGCGACTATACACGTATGTCTGTTTCTAGTCAAAACATAACGATTACTATGCCAGATTATGGGTCGCCCGCCGGTGACCCAAGATCTGGAGGTAATTCTGGTTCAAATTTAAACGCACACGCAGGTGGTGGTTATGCAGTATTATTCGATATGAGCAGTAATGGTTATGACATTACATGGCCTACAGAATATAAGTGGCCTAATGATTCTGAACCAGATTGGACAACTGCAAGATATTGGTATATACACACAGTTTGCTATTCAACAAGTATTATATTTGCTACCGCAACACCATTCGATGCACTTTCAACGTAGGATATAAGATGGCTTTTACAGGAAACTCAATTAATATAGAATTTACACTTACAGATAACACAGGTAATACATCTCCTGTATACCAGTCTGTTAAGGAACTAGAACCGATTGATATGCCAGACCAAATAAGTTTAATTAAAGACGTGGCAAAAGGGATTTTAACAAGTTCTGCAAATACAATTGTTTCGGTAGCATGGACACATTCATGTGGTCGATGTGAGACTAACGGTTTATTAGAAAGAGGTGGTGAATAATGGCTATTAAAATTAATGGTGATTTAATTATATCTAATACTAGAGATATGAGTGATATTAGTATTGATTATCAACCAGATTCCAGTACAGAAGGCCTTTTTGACCCTTTCATTTTTACCCCTGAAGTAAATACTATTACAAGTACTATTAATATGGGCACGTCATATATGACTGGTGTAATGACCGCAAATACAACCTATACAATTAGTGGTACTACTAATGTTGGTACTTGTTCTGTAGTAACGCTCGACACGACTACAACAGGCCATATACCTAGTTTTCCTAATAATGTTTCTTGGGAAAGTAATATCGAGCCGACATGGAGTGATTGGAGATATTGGGTAATTACCATGGCTCAAGTTGCAAATACCGAAGTAAGAGCAGCAGCTGTTGGTTATGTTTCAAACGCATCTGCACCAACTGAAACAATCGCGCTTGAAGGTACTACTGGGTCACCTGAAGCCTTTTTTGATAAAGCAACAAGTGACACGCATGATTTTGTTGCGGGTTGGACTTTTAATTCAGACGGAAATGTATACAAATACGAAAGCATTTATAACGTTGGCGGTGGTGGTACATATTTACATGATAGTACAACTTGGAATAATATTACCCCATCTCAAACATATTGGATTCAAGTAAATAATCATGATAGCAGAACCTTATCAGTAAGTGATAGTGACGATATTGGTGAATGGATTTCCTTGAGTTCTACTAGAACATTTAGATATAGAGATGGACAAACCTTAAATACATATTCTTCAAGATATGGGACAATGAAAGTAGATATCGCTGAAAGAGATTTTGGAACTGAACAACATAGTACTTCCACTCCTCAATATTATTCAGCTACGATAGGTTATACAGATGGAGAAGGATTTCCAGAAACAATACATAACGCTTATTGGAATGGTACTCTTGTATACAGTGGTGGGATTGCCTCTACTACATCTGAAGGTGATATTTTTCTAGGTACTGATGGAAATTATTATCGTACAGGAACTTTACAGCAGCAATTTGGAAATCCAACTACATATTCTTACGCAATACAACAAGCAACTTTTACCATTCTGGCTACTGGTTATTATAGAGTTAATTGGGAGGGCAACGCATAATGCCATTACATTATCCACATTTATATCCCGCAATTACAGGCACAAATAAACCTGGTACATTAGGTGGTGTCGGAGGTACAGATGTACCAGCTGGTACAACAACTGGTCGAATATCTTCGAATGGCATTGTATGTTCAGTGAAACACGCCGAAGTTGATTCTTCCACAGAAGTCATAGCATTTGTAGCTGGTAGACTTACTGTAAGATCTGATGGTGCTAATGCTGGCTTTTCCATATATGTTGAGTCAGATACTGGAAATAGTGGAACTAGTTATTGGTATAATACTTCTGGTACTCAAACAATATTGTCTGACGATAATACAGAAGTGAAAATTTATGAAGAAAATACAGTGACAGCAACTCATGTATCGTTTGATGGTAATTCTTATGTGGCTCTGCCTGACGACCAACAAGTTTCAGCTGGCGCGATTTCAGATTTTGTTGGATACACAGATACCAATACGGTTAACGATACAATACCAGTTTACATTAGAGCGACAGGATATAATGATACATTGGTAGCTACATTTATATTCCGTGTTATAGCACAGGCAACAAGAACATAATAAAGAGAAAGAAAAATGGCACAACCAACATCAAGAACTGAATTTAAAGAATGGATACTCCGAAAGATTGGAGCACCAGTAATTCAGATTAACGTTTCCGATGAGCAAGTTGATGACCGTATTGATGAAGCGGTAGATTTCTGGCGTGATTATCACTACAATGGAAGCCAATTAGTTTATTTAAAACACCAAATTACTGGTAGTAGTTTAACATTAACCGATGCAGACGCGGCTGATTTCCAAATAGGTGAAACTATTACTGGTGGTACATCTGGTGCTTCAACTGTAATTACCGGCGATTCAACCGGACAAACATTAACATATCACTCATTATCAGATAATAATGCATTCCAGGCTGGCGAAGTTATTACTGGAGGTGCTTCTGGCCAACAAGGCACAATTGGTTCAATTACGAAAGGTGATAAAGAGAATGGATACATTACATTACCAGAACAACTTTTAGGTATTTCTGGAATCTTTAATCTTGAAACAAGTATTAGTACTGGTGGGGGAATCTTTAATGTTCAGTATCAATTCGTATTGAATAATTTAGAAGATATTACAGGCTATAATGTTTCAAATTATTATATGGCAATGTCTCATTTAGAATTTTTACAAGAAATGCTAGTAGGTAAACCACATATTCGCTATAATAAGCACGTCAATCGTTTATATATTGATGCTGATGCAAGTGCTTTAAGTGTGGGAAATTATGTTATTATAGAAGCTTATGATGTCATTGATGGCGATACATATTCAGATGTATGGTCCGATAGATGGCTACAAAATTACGCTTCAGCATTAGTTAGAGAACAATGGGGATTGAATTTAACTAAATTTGATGGTATGCAATTAGTCGGTGGTGTGACATTTAATGGAGCAAATATTCTTGCGGAAGCTAGGGAAGACCGACAGCGTATGGAGGAAGAAGCAATAACAACACTTCAACCTCTCAACTATAACTATATTGGGTAAAATATGGCAACCAATGTCTTCTTTGATAACTATACAAACTTTAATGAGCAACAGCTGATTGATGATTTAGTTATTGAAAGTATTAAAATGTATGGTGTGGATGTTATCTACATCACTCGTATTGATGGAGCATTGGATAAAGTATTTAACGAAGATGACCTTCCATTATATAATGAAACATTTGAATTTGAGGCTTATGTTAAAAATGTAGATGGATTTGAAGGCGAGGGTGATTTCCTATCCAAGTTTGGTCTACAAATACGAGACCAGATGACACTTACAGTTGCAAACAGAACGTTCGAACGATTTGTCACAAGAGAAGAAGGTACAATTATTCGTCCAAAAGAAGGCGATTTAATTTACTTCCCTTTATCAGAAAACATTTTTGAAATTAAATTTGTTGAAGATGAAAGCCTATTCTATCAATCAGGTGCTTTACAAGTATTTGATATGACTTGTGAATTGGCTGAATACACAGGTCAAAGATTACAAACTGGCCGTGATAATATTGACACATATTTTGATGCATTTAATAGAGAAATACTCACATCAAATACAGCTACATTGAATGCTGTTGCTCAGGTTGACCCAATTGCTCGTAATTTAGTCTTTGAACAGGAAGGCGATGCAATTATTGACTTTAGTGAAATTGACCCATTCAGTGAAAACATTTACATCAACGACGATTAAGGTATAATATGGGAATTGCAAATTATTTTTACAACTCTACTTTGAGAAAATATGTTGCTCTATTCGGCACATACTTTAATCAGATGAAAATCCAAAGAGCGGATAATGATGGTACTTTAATACAAGATATGATTGTACCTATTTCATATGCTCCTTTCCAAAAGATTTTAGCTCGTGTGACACAAGACCCTAATTTTTTAAAGGGTGTAGCAATTAACCTGCCAAGAATGTCGTTTGAAATGACCAATATGACATACGACCCAGAACGTAAAGTTGCTCCAACAAGAAAGGTAAGAAAAACTGGAGTTGATACTGAAGGTGGTGGCAGACGATTTGTATATGCTGGAGTGCCATACAATTTAGATTTTTCATTGTACATTATGGCTAAATATAATGAAGACGCAGTAAAAATATTAGAACAAATTTTACCATTCTTTAATCCAGAGTTTACAAGTACTGTGCGATTAATTGATGGTTTGGAACCAATGGATATACCTTTAATCCTGAATGATACAACATTTGAGGATTTATATGAAGGCGACTTCGAGGAAAGAAGAAGTGTTCTTTATACATTAAATTTCACGATGAAAGGTTGGTTCTTTGGGCCAGAAAGAGATAAGGCTGTTATTAAGTTTATAGATGTTCGTTATGCAACGGATACACCTTCTAACACATCGTTTGAAGAATTTTATTCAGTGTCACCAGGTATGACTGCAAACAACGAACCTACGACTGATAGAGCGTTAAGTATTGACTATAGTTTAATTGAATTTGATGATAATTGGGATTACACAGAGGAAATCGCAAATACAGCACCTTCCGTTTGACATTTATAATTAAATATGTTATAATGGAACATAGCAATTTTATATAATGGAGTAATTATGAAAGTAGGATTTACAGCTAGTACATTTGATTTATTACATGCTGGACATGTACAAATGTTAAGAGAGGCAAAAGAACAGTGTGACTATCTAATTTGTGGTTTACAAATGGACCCAAGCTCTGATAGGCCAGATAAAAATTCACCTGTTCAAACTGTGGTTGAAAGATATACTCAACTTAAGGCGGTAAGTTATGTTGATGAAATTATACCTTATTCAACCGAAAGGGATCTAGAAGATATCCTTGAAATGTATACAATTCATGTTCGTATACTAGGAGAGGAATATCGCGATAAGGATTTCACAGGTAAAGATATATGCCGTAAACGAGATATAGACCTTTACTTTAATAAGAGAGACCATCGCTTTAGTAGCAGTGGTTTGAGACAAAGAGTTTGTGATAAAGAAAAGGATTATGAGTACTAATTATGAGCGATGATAAAATTGCACAAGCACTAAATATGAGGCCTTTGGAAGAAGCAGAGGAAGAAAAACAAGAAATTTTGGATGAACTTAATCCGGATAAATTACCTGATTTACCTGCCAATGCATTCACTACAAATGACGAAGTAGAAAATTTACCAGCAGAGACACCAGCTGGCGAATTAGTTCCAGCAGATGTACTCGCTGATGAAAATTTAAAAGACATTGAACTTGCACGACGAAACATTGAAAATATTATTGGTTTAGGTGACGACGCAGTGAAGGAAATGGTTGAAATTGCAAAACAATCTGAATCGCCTAGAGCATTTGAGGTTGTATCTCAATTAATGAAAACACTGCTTGACGCAAACAAAGATTATGTTGACATGTCAACCAAAAAGAGATATGCAAAGGAAGAACAGGCTCCTTCTACAAACGTCACAAATAATAATCTTATTGTATCAACAGCTGATTTACTTAAAATGATTAAGGACGATAATAGTAATGCCTGATTTTATTAAAGGATATCTGGGCAACAATGACCTCAAAAGATCTGGTGAGGAAATTGAATTTACACCTGATATGCTTAAGGAATATGTGAAGTGTTCTAAGGACCCAATATATTTCGCTGAAAATTATATTAAAATTGTACATGTAGATAAAGGTCTTGTAAACCTTGATATGTATGATTATCAAAAAGAAATTACAGAAAAGATTACAAATAGTAGACGTGTTGCTGTATTAACAGCAAGACAGAGTGGAAAAACTACAACAGCAGTTGCAGTTATTTTACATTATATTTTATTTAATGAATTTAAAACAGTTGCTATTCTTGCAAATAAAGGTGATGCTGCAAGGGAAGTTCTTTCAAGAGTTCAACTTGCTTATGAAGCTTTACCTAAATGGATGCAACAAGGTATTGAGGAATGGAATAAAGGTAATATTACCTTGGAAAATGGCTGTAAAATATATGCGGGTACAACCACATCATCGGCCATTCGTGGTAAATCTATCAGTTTCCTCTATCTTGATGAGGTCGCGTTCATTGAAGGCTTTGATGAGTTTTTTGCTTCGGTATATCCGACAATCTCATCTGGTGATACCACAAAGCTCTTAATGACTTCTACACCAAACGGGTTAAACCATTTTTGGAAAACTTGTAAGGGTGCTGAAGAAAAGACCAATGGTTATGAATTTGTAAAGGTGATGTGGCATGATGTTCCAGGCCGTGATGAAAAATGGCGTAAGGAAACAATTGAAGCACTTGACCATGATGAAGAAAAGTTTAATCAAGAATATTGCTGTGAATTTATTGGAAGCTCTGGCACACTGATTAGTGGTGCCAAATTGAAACAGCTTCTACATTCCAAACCATTGGTTGAAAAAGAAAATATGTATCAATATGAAGCGGTGAAGGAAGGTCATGCATATGTAATGACTGTCGACGTATCTCGGGGAAAAGGCCTCGATTATTCGACATTTACTGTGTTTGATGTGACTGAAATGCCTTATAAACAGGTCGTTTGTTATAGAGATAATATGATAAGTCCTGTTGATTTCGCTTCAATTATATATAGAATAGGCCTAATGTATAATGAGAGTGCTATTCTGATTGAGGTTAACGATATCGGTGAACAGGTTTCTGATGTACTTTTAATGGACTACGGCTATGAAAATCTTCTATTCACCGAGAATGCTGGACGTTCAGGTAAAAAAATATCAGGTGGATTTGGAAGAAGTGCTGACCATGGAATAAGAACAACAAAAAGTGTTAAACAAAAGGGTTGTTCAATACTAAAAATGCTGGTTGAACAAAATCAGATGATTTTAGTAGATTATAACACAATACAGGAGTTATCGCGATTTTCTAAAAAGGGATTTTCCTACGAAGCTGAACCTGGGTTTCATGATGATATGGTCATGAATTTAGTCATCTTTGCATGGCTAACTGATGACAGATTTTTCAGAGAATTAACAGACATAAATACCTTGGCACAATTAAGAGAAAAGACCGAGGAACAGCTCAACGAGGATTTATTACCCTTTGGGTTTATTGATACAGGCGACGACATCAACCAAGATGGTGGATGGCAGTCTGTACCTGGAAGAGCTTTTGAGGTATAGGCTCAACTTTTTATAAATAAAGAGTGATAACTAATTATAACAAATAGGTTTTAAATAGATAATATTAAAGGAGAAATAATATGGCTTTTTCCGTAAGTCCTTCCGTAATTGTTCGTGAAGTGGACGCATCAGCAGCGGTACCGGCCATCGCAACACCACCTGCAGCTATCGCTGGAGTGTTTAGATGGGGTCCTGTAGGCGAAGCAATTCTTGTTTCTTCGGAGAATGAACTAGTAAGTCGTTTTGGTGAACCAACCAATGATAACTATGAGACATTTTTCGTAGCAGCAGATTACCTTTCATACGCTAATGCATTATATGTAGCTCGTGTTGATAACGGTGCAGTCGCAGCTTCTGCAAGCGATACTTCAAACGCAAATACACAACTACACACTTTTGGTGGATTCGATGCTTTATATCCAGGCGCATTAGGTAATTCAATCGATGTTTCTTATTGTAAATCTGATGATTTTTCAGATGTATTAATTGACGTTGGTGACATTACTGCTTCAAAAATCACTGGTAATACACAAATCTCTCAAACAATTTCATTTAATAGTTCAAGTGTGACCTTCGAGGTTGCTCCAGCTGAAAGAATTACAGTTGCAGATGTGAATGTTGGTGATTTAATTAGAATCGGTAATGATTCTGTTGGTTATCAAGAAATTCCAGTCTCTTCACTTTCTGAAACAGCTTTGGATTCAGCAGGTGATGAAACTGCTAATAATGCATTAATCTCATCTTACGAGTATGTATTAACATTAAGCAATAACTATTTGCTTGCAGAAACAGACTTGAATAAACTTTCATTAGAAAGAAAATGGAAACATGCTGGTTTATTTGGTGTCGCTCCTCAATCTGGAAACTATCACATCGCAGTTATTGATGGTGATGGTAGTGTCGCAGGTGAAGCTGGGGTAGCACTAGAAATTTACACAGACGTTTCAACAACATCAACAGCAAAAACATCAGATGGGTCAACAAACTATTATAAAGATGTAATTGACCAAAGATCTGATTGGGTAAAAGTTGCAAATACTGCACACTTTGAAGCTCAAACACTTGCTTATGAAGATCTTGCAAATGGTACAGACGGTACTTCAGAAAGTGCTACTGGACTAGGTGCTCTTGCAGGAGGTTATGACCTCTTCGCAAATGATAATGAAATCGATGTTTCATTTGTTCTTCAAGGTAAAGGTGATAACTCAGGTAATGTTGCAAACTATATTATCAGTAATATTGCTGAGAGTAGAAAAGATTGTATCGCATTCATTTCACCTTCTAAGGAAGCTGTTGTTGACGAAAACAAAACAAACGCAAAACTTACAAATGTAATTGCATACAGAAATGCATTACAGAATAGTTCATACTTCTTTATGGACTCTGGATACAAATATAGATACGACAAGTATAATGACACATACAGATATGTACCATTAAACGGTGACATGGCTGGTCTTGCTTCTCGTGTTGAACCTTATGAGTCTCCAGCTGGTTTCCGTAAGGGCGTAATTAAGAATGTTGTAAAACTTGCATTTAATCCAAGTAAAGCACAAAGGGACCAACTTTATAGTTCTGATGTTAACCCAGTAATGTCACAGGTAGGACAAGGTGTTGTTCTATTTGGGGATAAAACAGGATTAGGTTTACCAACTGCATTCTCTAGTATCAATGTTCGAAGATTGTTCATTGCAGTTGAGAAAGTAATTGCTAATACCGCTCAAACATTCCTATTCGAGTTGAATGATGAGTTTTCACAAACTCAATTCAAGAATATAGTGGAACCTTTCTTAAGAGATATTCAAGGAAGGAGAGGAATTATAGACTTCAGAGTTGTATCTGATAGTACTGTAAATACGCCAGCTATAGTGGACCAAGGTAAGTTTAGAGCTAATATCTTCATCAAACCTGCTAGAAGTATTAATGTAATTGAACTTACATTTGTTGCTACACGTAGCGGAATTGAATTTGAAGAGATTGTAGGTTCTCTATAATAGGATAAATAATTTTTAGAAATAATAGGAGAAACGAGAATGGCATTTAATATTAACGAGTTTAAATCACAACTAGTAGGTGGTGGTGCTCGGTCTTCCCTTTTCCAAGTGCAGATACTCAATCCTGTGGCTCCTGAAGCAGATTTCAAAGTTCCGTTTATGGTTAGGGCTGGTGGAATTCCAGCCTCAAACATAGGTTCATTTGAGGTTCCTTACTTCGGTAGAAACGTCAAATATGCTGGTGATAGAACATTTGATGATTGGACAGTCACAGTAATTAATGATGAGGATTTCATTGTAAGAAATGGCTTCGAGGCTTGGATGAACGCTATCAATACTCATGATAGTAATGTTCGTGCATTACCTCAGGACTACAAGTCCAATGCCGTTATTACACAATATAGCAAAGATGGTGATGCTATCAGATCTTATGTATTTGAAGGCATGTATCCAACAACTATTGACCAGATCGACATGGATTGGTCAAACGTTGATGCTATAGAGGAATTCGGTGTGACATTTGCTTATGACTTTTGGAGAGTTGAAGGAAGCACTGGAATTCCAACTACATAATTTAAATAGGTGATATTTTGAAAATTTTTGGCTTTGAAATAAAGAGGTCAGAAGAGGAACTTGATAACGTACCAGTTTCTTTTGCTGAGCCCCAAAATGATGATGGTGCAATTACAGTAGGTAATGCGCTAGGTGGTTTTTATAATACAATTTTAGATATGGAAGGCTCTGCTAAAACAGAGTCTGAGTTAATTACTAGATATCGTCACATGGCGATGCAACCTGAGATTTCTCAGGCGATTGACGACATAGTCAACGAAGCAATTAGTATTGACACAAACGACCAAGTGGTAGAGATTGCTCTTAATGAGACAGACTTACCAGAAAAGGTTAGGAAGAAAATTGTTGATGAGTTTGATAACATACTGACGCTATTTGATTTTACAAATAACGCCTATGATATGTTTTATAAGTTCTATGTGGACGGTAGATTAAATTATCACATTATTATTGATGATGATGATTTAAAGAAAGGAATTGTAGAATTAAGATATGTAGACCCTCGTAAGCTAAAACTTATTAGGGAAGTTGATAAAAAGCAAAAAGACAAACACTCTGGTATTCCAACGAAAAGAGTTAAAAATGAATACTACATGTATTCAGATACTGGATTCCAGAATACAAGCACTGGAGGCGTAGGGTCGCCGGTTCCTGGTGGTACAACCGGGTTTAAAATTGCGAAGGACTCTATTGGTAGAGTGACTTCAGGATTGATGAATGAGAATAATAGTTTAGTATTATCTCATTTACATCCAGCAATTAAGGCACTTAATCAGCTTCGTATGCTTGAGGACGCAACAGTCATTTATACTTTGACTCGCGCGCCAGAGAGAAGAATTTTTTATATTGATGTAGGTAATTTGCCTAAGAATAAGGCGGAACAATATCTTAGAGATATGATGGCCCGTCATAAAAATAAACTTCAGTATAATTCGTCAACAGGTGAAATTACAGATTCACGTAAAATGTTGACAATGACTGAAGATTTTTGGTTCCCTCGTAGAGGTGGCGAAAGGTCAACCGAGGTTGATACTTTAGCCGGAGGTGCAGCTCAAGCTTTAAGTACTGATGAGAACCTTCAGTATTTTCAGCGTAAGTTATATAAAGCACTGAAGGTACCTTTAACAAGATTGGAACCAGAAACACAGGCAACTTTTGGACGTGCATCTGAAATTACTCGTGATGAACTAAAATTTGGTAAGTTCATACGTAGGGTAAGAACAAGATTTTCTTGGTTATTCAATATGGTACTTGAGAAACAATTGGTATTGAAAGGAATTTTAACACCAGAAGAGTTTAACGAAATCAGAAATCAAATTCGTTATGACTTTGTAAAAGACAACTATTTCGAGGAACTTAAGGAAGCTGAGATATTAAGAGAAAGATTAACTACATTAAGAGACGTAGCTGATTACACTGGTAAGTATTTCTCTCATCAATGGATTGTGAAAAATGTTCTTCAAATGTCTGAAGAAAAGGCAAATGAAATGGAAGATGAGATTGAACAAGAAAGAAGAGCAGGCGCGTTCGATGATGAAGACCAAGGTTTTTAATAAATAGATAATAGAATTAAATAGGGACTCAATATGAAACAATTTAAAGACATTCTCTCCGAGGTAGGCCAACCAAAGGCGCCCGAAGAAAAGAGATTTAAAGACCAACATGAGATTGAGCGAATCGATCATCCTGTTGCTTTGGATTCTCAATTTACAGGCGACATTGAAGGTTTAACACCCAAGAAACGTCCGGCAGATAATGCCAAGGGAGATGATAAAAAAGCTTACGACCAAGCTTATAAAAAGAAAGTTTCTCAAACTCTACCTAAAAGAGGTAATACAATCGTTGTCGATGATGAAGAACTTACTGATGACTATGATTGGACCGAGGAAGAAATTAATACCCTCGCAGAGGAATTATCCAAATATGACCTGGAAGATCTTACAGAAGAAGAACTTGATGAGGTTATAGGACGTGCTGCAAAAGCAATTGGTAGAGGTATTAAACGACAAACCATAGACAGACTTACAACTTCTGGTCGTGCAGGCCGAGCTGAAAGACAAGCAGAAAAAATCGAAAAGAAAGTAAAAGCTAAAGAACGCTTGAAAAAAGCTCAGGAAAGATTACAAAAGGCTAAAGATGCGATTCAAAAAGCAAAAGAAGCCGAAAGAAATGCTGCAAGATCTGAAAGCGTTGATATTGAGCAAATGTCAATTACTGAAATCCTCGGTTTTAAAAACAAGAAACCTGAAGATAAATGGGACGACGAATACGATAAAATCATGGGCGATGAAGACCCTAATGATGCTCCAGAACAAGAAGAAGGTTATGATGAATCAGCATGTGTTGAGGATATGATGAAACTTCATGCTTCTGGTTGTTCCAAACACGAAATGTATGAAAAAATCAAAGAAAAGTATGGCTGTTCAAAGTCTACTTTCGAAGGTTTATATGCTTCAAACTGTATGGGCGAAGATGAAAAAGTTGAAGAAGAAGCTGAAACAGACTCAGCTGATACCCTTGATGCTCAACCTGATGAAGCTCCAAAAGTAAAACAAGATAAACTATCACCTTCAGCTGTTGAAATTGGTGTGTCTGGTGGTAGAAAAATTAAAGTCACATTCAAAGAAATGTTAGATAAAATCAGTACAGAGGAAGAGCTCTTGGAGAGTCCCCAAGAAGAAATTCCAATGATGATGAAACAATTACATTTCATTTGTTACGCCTCAGAAGAGATTAGTGAATATCTGAAGAGTGGTGTTGACCCAGAAGAGTGGTGGCAAAATAAACTTGCTGATGTATTCAGTAATGTTAAATCACTCTACGCATGGTCAAAAGGAGACCAACTGGTAAATCCTGTAAAAAAGATTAGTGCGGCCGCTATGTTTGACAAGGCCGGTATCTTAGGATTTGCAGAGTCTGCTGAAGAGCTTGAAGAGTCATCTGTAAAGTTTTCAGGTAATAAATTGAGAGCTAGAGCTGGTCAAGCAAAATTAGATAATGGTAAAAGAGTAAAGGTTGATAAACAAAAGGCTCAACTTTTAACTGATTTCTTTAAGCAATTAAAGCCAAAGGATGCCAAGGAAATGGCATCAAAATTAATGGCAGACGAGGACCAATTTAATGAGGTCGTTCAGTTTGCAGAAATTACGCTAGGCGGATAATAGTTATAAATAATATTTAAATAGGTACCATTATGAAACTTATATCAGAATATACAGAAGATTGCGAAATCATCACCGAGGCTGCCGAAAACGGTAAGAAATCCTTCTTTATTGAAGGCATTTTCATGCAAGGTGATATTAAAAATCGTAATGGCAGAGTTTACCCTTGCGAGACTCTTGAAAACGAAATGAATCGTTATACAAAAGATTTCATTGATACAAAAAGAGCTTTAGGGGAATTAGGACATCCCGATGGTCCAACAATCAACGGGGATCGAGTTTCACATCTAATTACAGAAATGAAACGAGATGGAAACAATTTTTACGGAAAGGCAAAAATCCTTTCTACTCCTATGGGAGAAATTGTAAAAACTTTTATAGACGAAGGTGTCAAGATTGGTGTTTCTACACGAGGTCTTGGTTCAGTAAAACAACTGAAAGATGGTGTAATGCAAGTTCAAGAAGACTTTCATTTATCCACAGTTGATATTGTGACAGACCCTTCCGCTCCAGATGCTTTTGTAAATGGCATTATGGAGAATAGAGAGTATTACTACGATATCGCTTCTAATACTTGGAGAGCTCAACAGGTAGCTGATGTTATCGATGAGATTGTCGAAGAAGTAGAGAAAAAGGTAAATCGTGTAGTGCGCAAAATTGACGAAGATACGGCTACAAGAATGTTTGAAACATTTATCCGTACTTTAAGAAATTAACTTTTTATAAATAAAAACAGTCAAATTATTTGTTTGTTAAAAATTATTGTTATAACATAATAAAGGAGAAAAATTATGGCAGACGGAAAAGAATTCGTTGCTGATGACGGTATCTCAAAAGTACCTAATCCTGTTTCACCTGAAGGTGGAGAAGGCAAAAAGGACAAGTTGAAGAAAACCGCTGAAGATAAGCCTAAAGATGCAGTTGACCCTAAGAAAGTGATTCCTGGCCAAGAAAAGGCTGGTGAAGCAGTTCCTACTGCAGAGGATGTAGATGTAGAAACAGAAGAAGTGGAAACTATTGAAGAAGTAGTTGTTGAATCTTCTATTGAATCAATCATCGAAGGTGAAGACTTATCGGAAGAATTCAAAAACAAAATCTCATTAGTTTTTGAAGCAGCTTTAAACGAAGAAGTTAACAAAAGAACAGAGTCTATCAAAGAAGAGCTTGAATCTTCTTTAGATGAATCATTAAGTGAAGCAGTTGAATCCAGAATGGAAGAAATTGTTGAAAACGTAGATAAGTATCTTGACTACGTTGTTAATGAGTGGACAAAAGAGAACGAAATCGCTATCGAAAGTGGTATCAAAGTAGAAATGGCAGAATCATTAATGTCAGGTCTTAAAGGATTATTCACAGAGCATAACATTGCTGTTGATGAATCTACAATCGATGTTGTTTCTGAACTCGAAGCAAAAGTTTCTGACCTTGAGGAAAAGCACAATACTCTCGTAAATGAGAATATTGACCTTCAGAGAGTAATCTCTGGTTCTCAGGCAGGTAAAGTATTTGATGAAATCGCTGAAGGCTTATCTGAAAATCAGGTTGAGCGTTTAAAGGTTTTATCTGAAAAGCTTGATATTGAAGATTTAGAGTCTTATACTGAAAATCTTCAAGTAATTAAGGAGTCATTCTTCTCTAGCAAACCAGCTGTGGAAACACAATCTGATTTACAAGAAGAAAATGACGAAATTATTCTAGATGAACAGGAAGTAGTTAAACCAGCTTCTGATTACTCATCTATTAATGCTCTCGTAGAGGCATTTAACACTAGAAAGAATAATTAATTTTAACTTGGTTTTATTAATTAAATTAAATTAATTTTATTTTAAAGGAGATCCGAAATGGATAATTACTCAAGACTAGTGGAAAAGTGGGGCCCTGTACTAGAGCACGAATCTTTTTCACCTATTAGTGACGCGCACAAAAGAGCTGTGACAGCTACTGTGCTCGAAAATACTGAAAAGGCACTAATGGAATCTGGTGATTTATCAGCTAACATGACTTCACTTTTAAGTGAAGCATCACCGACTAACGATGCTGGAACAGGTGGCTTTAGTGGCCTATCTGGAAACGCTGCTGCTGGTCCGGTTGCTGGTTATGACCCAATTCTTATTTCTTTAGTGCGTAGAGCAGTTCCTAACCTAATTGCTTATGACATCTGTGGTGTTCAGCCTATGACTGGTCCTACAGGTCTAATCTTCGCAATGCGCGCAAGATATGGCTCTCAAGGTGGTGCTGAAGCCTTATTCAACGAAGCTGATACAGACTTCGCTGGAACAGGTACTCATGCAAACACATTGCCTAATGCTAATACTCAGTTAATTACAACTGGTACTGGCTTAGACACAGGTGATGCTGAGGCTCTAGGTGATGGCGTTGGTGCCGACTATGCTGAAATGGCATTCTCAATCGAGAAAGTGACTGTTTCTGCTAAGACTCGTGCCCTAAAGGCTGAATACACAACTGAATTAGCTCAAGACCTTAAAGCTGTTCATGGCTTAGACGCTGAGACAGAATTGGCTAACATTCTTCAAACTGAAATCTTAACAGAAATCAATAGAGAAGTTGTTAGAACAATTTATACATCTTCAGTAGTTGGTGCTGAGAACACAGCTTCTGCTGGCGTATTCGACTTAGATGTTGATGCAAATGGTAGATGGTCTGTTGAGAAGTTCAAAGGCCTTATGTTCCAAATCGAGCAAGAAGCTAACGCTATTGCTAAAGGAACAAGAAGAGGTAAAGGAAACATCGTAATCTGTTCTTCAGACGTTGCTTCTGCTCTTCAAATGGCTGGTGTATTAGACTACGCTCCTGCTCTAAACTCTAACTCTCTAGAAGTTGATGACACAGGCAATACTTTTGCTGGTGTTCTTAACGGAAGATTCAGAGTTTATGTTGACCCATTTGCTGGCGGAAACTACTTAGTAGTTGGTTATAAGGGTTCATCTGCATTTGATGCAGGTTTATTCTACTGCCCATACGTACCATTACAAATGGTCCGTGCCGTTGGTGAAAATAGCTTCCAACCAAAAATTGGATTTAAGACTCGTTACGGAATGGTTGCAAACCCATTCGCACAAGGTGATGTGTCTAGCCAAGGACTTGGTTCACTTGCTAACAACGTCAACAAGTACTACAGAAAAGTTAGAGTCACAAACTTATTCTAATCTGAAGTATAATAAGAAGTTTAGTTCACTAAACCACTTTAAAGGAGGCTTCGGCCTCCTTTTTTTTATTCCCAGATAAAATTTTCCCAAGGTTCATAACAACCATCGCAACCGATAGCTGAATTATCACAACCTCTGTTATCGTCAAAAATCTCTAACTTGATTTTGTCAAACATATCTTTTGTCAGTTTGACCATATTGACATTTTCCATAAAGATACATGATTCATAATCAATAGACATAGGCTTTACGTCGATATGATTTTCGCCAAACTCTTTAATCATTCCAACATATCTCTTACCATTCAAGAAAAACTGACACTGTTCAAAAGTATCACCAAATGTTTCTTGACCAAGTTTAGTCCATTTTTCAAATAATTTCATTATGCAATCTCCTTATAACCAGCAGCTTTACCATAGAATCCTAAAGATTCTAGTTTTAAAACAATCTCGTTAAATGCAGCACCTTCGCTGTTTTGTGGATAGATACCGACTGTCATTGGGTCGTCGATAAACAATTGACAATTTTCCCAGATTGGGTTATTGGAAATGTAATCATTAATGATTTTCTTTCCTTTTTCAAAGAGATTCTCGTCTCTAGTTCTGACCTCGAAGTCAGTAATTTCATAACCGTCCATAGTCAAAGATGGTTCCGGTTGGTTTCCTAATATTCTTATTTCCATTTAAACTCCTTTTTTCCTAATTTATATAACCATTATACCAAAATTGCTCGTTAAAGTCAACACGTAGAACGAAAAAAGTGCGATTATTTTGCTTTAAAAAGAAAGGATTATTTGTCGTAGTATGAGCGTACTAGATATACACGGATATATGCTAATACTGTCATTACAGCTGTGATAAGAACACTCAGCTTGAAAGGGTCTGTGATACCCATTATAGAAATGAATAACCACAAAAAGAAAAGATTTAAAGGATAATTAATAACGAGACCAGTACCTACTGTCATAGCGGTCTCTTTATGTTTTTGTTTTGTTCGTTGGTTCATAATGCGGACCATATCAGATTTAAACAACCTTTGGTAAATGCTCCCTCGTACCAAAGTATTAACATTGCTAAAATTGTGATGGCTGTAAAACACCACACGATTTCTCTTATTAATTGTATTATATCTTTCATAATCTGGTAGCCCGTAGGAGAATCGAACTCCTGTTGCATGGATGAAAACCATGTGTCCTAACCACTAGACGAACGGGCCAAAACAATCGGCGGACCTTCCATATACGCCCATCAAAGGTATGTCAAGATCCGCCTTGGTATTGAACTTCTCACTCACAATCGTCATTTGTTATTTGAGCCGGTCTACCGGACCTGATGACTAATCAGGGATTTCAAACTACCTAAAACTTAAAATTTGGGGCGGTGGAATTTGTGTTAACGCAATTCGTTAAATAATGTGGAATTGTTAATCTTAAATTCCTGCCGCTACCCCGAGCTTTGAGCCCCTATTATTGAAACTCTTAAAAAATCGTAGGTACGTCTCTCGGACTTACATGGTACTCGTTAATCCCAGTCTCGGTTGGTACCGAAGTACCATCTCTGCCTAAAGGGAATAAAGCCTGGACTGCCGTCCTGTGTTCCTCGGTTTCCTTGCGGGGAAGGTGAGGCTCTTCCTTTTCCATTGCGCCCCTTCCCTAGATTATTGTACTTCATCTTGTGTTTCCGCACTAGTTTGGGGACTTCTGTATCGAGCGTTTCTTCATACACGGAGACGCTTTCATACCCACTCTATTGATTCGTTCTGACCCGTATAATTACATGCATTCCTGCATCGGCCTTCCCATTACTTCGGGCAATACCAACTTTGTACTTCGGTTGATATCCCCGGCTCAAGCTGCCGGTCGGGTTGTCCACCTATATCTTTGAGCCTTCCGATTGATAAGATCTTCTATTCGACTCAGGTTATCCATTCACCGATTGTCTCTGTCGGTGGGGTGTTTCCCTCAATATGTGTCTATTATACTATAACGAGTAGCAAAAGTCAACACTTTTTTGAAAAAAGTTTTATTTTTTTTAATTTGATGTTAGAATCAATCTAGCATTATTAACTGTGGCAATTTGTATACCAAGAGTCACCAGGCCAACTACATCGTTTTCCATATTGTGAGCTATTAAAGGAGCAAGTATTAATTTGTGTAATAATAATCTATCAAACGAGGGGTCCTCTCCTAATATCAAATTGCCTTCTCTTATCTGGTCTTTATTTTCCAATGCATATGCTGTAGTTGCAAAATCTAGTACATTCCAAAGATAAAAAGAATATAATGTTTCATCGGTTGCTGGGTTGTCTAATTCTACAAAGTTAAATCGTCTGCGGTCTTGTTCTATGACTATGGCATCAGCTTTCATTTGCTCGTAATCAAAAGGTTGCTGAGCTAGTGATGCTGCGACCATTGTTTCTAATAACATATTATTCCTTTAATGTTTAAGCGAGGGTAATTTACGGTATATAAACATACCTTATAGTCATAAACGACGCTGGTAGCGATTCTCTATGAATGTACCGATTTACGACCTTGTGGAAACACATCGGCACTAAATGCGACATCTTCATATTGTTTTTCAGTACCAAACTCTCGCATGAGTTTCATTCCATAATTATTTGATTTATTTACAATATCCACATCAGATTTTAATATGGGAGCATTTTGTCTTGCTGGTAAACCATCAGCTCTTTTAATTGCATTTAAATCAACAAAATGGTGAACTCGGCCATAACGTTCTCCAACTGTGACACAATCTGGATGCATTTCTTTTAACATCTGTGATTTAGTTTGAGAAGCATCTTCCTTATAATCGTTATAAATTTCAGATGTATTTCCACCCTTTACAGTTCCGGTTCTTAATTTACCACATAAGAAGGAATACATTAACATTGTACAGAGCCCTCGTTTTAAAACTCGTATACTCAGATCTACATCTTCGTTATATTTTCCTCTCCATTTTTCTGGGCAATCGTTGTCAATTAAAAAACATGACATGATTCTGGTATTCAGTACATAAGGTGGGTAATCAGTATCATCAACCACAAAGAATTTATATTGTAAACCAGCTAAAGCTACGTTTTCGTATCTATCTACAAAATCCTCGGTCGCTCTAAAAATAGCAGAACCTTTTTCCACACGATATCTTTTATTATTATGAACGCGCCAAAATTCAGATATATTATCGTCCATTAACCAATGACGCTTGAAACCATTTGCCTGAGAATGTTCCCAGCACCAGTTCCGAGCTGGACCAGAACCTTTTCCATGATTACTGAATGGAAGTTTTAATACAGTTCCAAGTGGTCCAATGACCTCTTTATAGTTATCATATTCTTGTGGCTCAACTGCGATGAAATATGGGACGCCCATTTTCTCTAAAGCCTTAGGAGTGTATCGACTTTCCCAGCGACCTTTTGATATGATATAAATTGGATAACGATTATTCTTCGACATATCTACTCATCTGATTTTTTTCTGATTCTTTTCTTGGGTACCAAACCACATTTGTTTTGTCAGTCAACTTATAATTCATTGCTTCGCCAAAATATGCTCGGTCTTCTTTTGACCGAAACTTTAATGTGACTTGTTTCCAAGGTTCAGTATTACGAGATACAAATGAAGGCATTCCAGCTGCATACCATTGTATGTAAGGATTACGCCATTCTTTTTGTAGCTCTTCTAGTGTGTCTACGGGTTTAAATGCCATAATATTATTTAGATAATTTCTTAGGAAAAGAAATCGTCAATAAATGCAAATGCCTTTTCAAGGGTCATATTGTTCTCATCTATTGAGTAAATATTTCTTGTTCCTGGTTTCGTAATTTGTTCTGGGTCAATATCAAAATGAGAACAGAATTCCTCAAGTTGCTTTAATCGTCCATCAAGTTTTTCCTTATTCGTCCAAACACCAACTGTAAGTGATACATCGCCTTCAACAGAGATGGTCACGGTCGGTTGCATTTGTTGACGAGTAGAAAACTCTAAAATGTGATTAGATGACTTAATTACAATTACATTCAAACGACCAGCAAATTTTGCATAATTCTCCACATACCATTCTGGCATGGCTTCGAAATTATCATGTTGGTCTTTTTTGAATTCATCAAAAAGTTCACTGAACTTTGCCATAATGAAACACTCCTTATGATGCCCAGCAACAGAGTTGTCACGAGGCTGATTTTTAGAAATGAGGAAGGATTCTAGAATGAAAGACTGAACATCTTTCTTTTCGTTCTTAAATTTTTCAAGGTTCTTTGCAATAATATAGAGATTATTTGTGTCATAATCCTTAGAGTCGATGTGCGAAAGTGCTCTATTATAATTGCCCTTTCCAATATAAACCCATTCATCATTTTCTTTATATCCGTACACATACTGACCTAAGGTTTCCCAAAAGGCACCAGGCGCGGATTCAAAGTCACTATCAAACATAAGTATTCCTACCAATAATTGATTCCATTATAACACGCCGACTACGAAATGTCAACACGTTAAAAGTAATTTTTTTATTTAATGTAATGTTCTAGAAAGTCGTGCATTATTTCTGGGTCATTATCAATTGATTGAACAATTGTTGCAATACCTAATGCATCGTTTCTTTTCATGAGTTCTTTGACTTCTTTTGCTCTCATTTCACCTTTTTCAACTAAGGCTTCATCGGTGAGTGCATGTGCTTCTTGAACTTTAAAGAGGGTAAAATCATTAACTTTCATTATATTTTAGGATTTCCAAATCTTTACCAGTTCCTCGTGTTTTGAGATAACCAGATTTAATTAATTCATCTATTGTCGCACCAGTAATTACTTTTTTATTATAAGTTAATCCCCAGTACAGACCTATTGCGGTGTAAATAATAGCCACTACTAAAAAGTGTGATAATTCCATTAATTGCCTCCGTGTCGCGCTAATATCTTTTCAATGATTTTATCCTGAGCAGTGAGGTCGTCGTAATGAATTCTATCCTCTTTACGATCTTCTTCACTATCTGGAATAATAAACCCTTCCTGAATAGCCATATTATAGATTTGGTCATCAGACATATGCGAAAGACATGCTTCGATAAGTTCAGTTTTACGCAACCTTCCTTTACGAATATCTTCCATAAGCGACACGGCAATAGCAGTGCTATTACTGTTTAAGTCTTGTGTAGACATAGACAAATTTCTCCTAATTTATATAATGTATATATTATTAAGCCGAACCCGGCAATCCTTGATATCCCTGCCACCAATCTGGAGCAGGTCTACCCCATTCCCATTTCGCAAAAGGTTTTGCGGCATGGTAATAGTTCCTATAAGCTTGCACTGCATCACCTTCCACCTTACAGGTTGGATAATGATTCATCGCTTGTGCGAACTCAGTAAGTCCTTTATCTGGTATATTTGTTGGTGGTTTCTCCAACAGTGTACCGAGTTTGTTAAATGTGGCATGAACTCTGTCTCGTCTGTATTGATACTCTTTTGCCATTGCGACAAAATGTTCATAATGCCATTCGTAATTTGTCTTGCTTTCTGCTGTCCATGTAGTACAGGGGTGGTATTTGTGCACCGCTGCATAGTATAATTCGTCTCTTTCGTCTCCAAAAGTATAATATTGTTGCATTGTCTTACCAGACTTTGATGGCCTACGTTCTGGTGTGCCGTCTAACATACGATGAACGGTCGATAACATCTGTGCTGATTCGACAATCATTTTAGGTATGTGTTTATCGCACAAATTCTGTGCGGCAATTACTGGGTCGTAGTCTGTGACAAAAATATTCATATTGTGTGGTATTATATCATACTCATCTCAAAAGTCAACACGCTAGTGCTGAAATGTCGAGCGAAACCCGACATTCCAGATTTTGCCTAGATTAGGCAGCTGAAAGCATGGAAGCTGGGACCTTCCAAGTACCACTCTCAGTTTTGACATGTTGATATGTCGGATTCTTTTTAACCAAAGTTCCAGACACAACCTCGCCAGTTCTACTATTTGTAAACTGAACTTCCTGACCAACTCTAAATTCAGCCTTTTTACAAGCGGCATGGAATTTTTGTTGAGCCTTGAACATTCTAGCTACATATGCAAAATCTTCTGACGAAGACATTTTAGAGAAGGCTTTCTCTATTTGGTTAATATCTGATTTTTTTAATGTTAACATAAACAACTCCTATTTCCTAATTTATATGTACATTATACTATAACGAGCAGCAAATGTCAACACTTTTTGTAAATTTTTTTAATTTTTTTGCCTGTACTATTCTTATAAATAAACCCTGAGGGCGCGTCTCTCCTAAAATAGGAAAAATAATGGAAGAAATATTTCAGCTGATTTCGGATGTGGGTTTACCCATCGCCGGGGCGTTGACAATGGGATTCTTCATATTCATTATTATTAAGCAAATTTTTGAAGGAATCGTTGATAGCATTAATACATTAACAATGTTTTGTGAAAGCCTCGAAAACAGAGCTCGGACTATGTCAAATGAGATGGTCAAAATCGATCTGCTTGTGAGTAGCGCGCTGGGATTAAATCCTGATATTGAGAGAGTAGCTCGGGCAGAGAATTTTATTGAGGACGGAAAACTCGACGTAAGGAGAGATTAATGTTATTTTGTGGCTATAAATGGGAGCTGACTCCCTGTGGCGATATTCTAATTTTTGACGCAGAATCGCGATATGCAGACCTAACATTGGATAAATTTAATTGGAATGTAGGAGATTATTTTGTGGCAAGTGAAACTGAATTAGGCCAACCGATGTTAAGTAGAGTAGACAAACGTGTTGATTTTGATAATAATGAACAATTAAAGTTTGATTTTTAAGATGGATATAGCACAATTAGTATCAGATTATGGCTTTCCGACCATAATGGTAGTCGGATTGGGCTATTTCGTGTATTTTGTTTATAACTTTATAAATGAACATATAGACCCAGCAATTGAGAAAATGCATTTTCAATTAATAAAGGTAATTGACCAAATGAGAATGCTAGACCAAGATCTTATTCGCTTACAGCAAAAAGTAGATGTGGTATTAAAATATAAAGAAAATGAAAGGCTTAAAAATAAAGATGAAAAACCAACTAAAAAGTAGTTTAATTTTATTATTTGCAATAGGTACCGTTCAGGCAGAACCTATTGTACACAAGTTTAAAAATCCTTCTTTCAGTGGTGTGGGTACAGGTGCTCACTATCTGACCATTGAAAACCAGGAACACAGTAGAAAAGAACAAATCAAAGATGCTTTAGAAGCTGCACGAAGAGCTGCAGAGAGAGAAGCAGATAATACAACCCTCGCAAAATTTATTCGTAATTTAGAATCGCGTATATATGCTCAATTAGCAAAACAACTAGTTGACAATATGTTTTCAAATGATAATCCCGTAAGGTTTGGTTCATTTGTCCTTGAAGGTTCTACAGTGACATATGAAGTACTCACAAATGAAGATGGTACTGAATATATCAAAATGACAATTGTAGGCGAAGATGGAACAACAACAGTAATTGAAATTCCTATAGGAACAGGAACATTTGGAAGCGATGGAAACTCTGACCCGAACGGCTAGTATTATAGCACTTGCATTTATGACTGGCTGTGCCAGTGTTCCGCAATGGTCTGAAGGTCCAGCTTATTGTGAATATGGCGAAGGAAGATTTGCACAAGGATTTAATACCGATTTTGATAATGATGGTATTATAAATGATGATGCTTTAAGTGTTGGAAAACAACTGTATACCGGTACTCGTAAATATATCGAGACAAAGCAAATTTGTGTTGAACAACCAGAAGTTGTAGATCTTCCATCATATATTGATTTATTAAATTTACCACCAGCTGAAACAAGACCGGTCGTTGCTGTATATCAATTTTTAGATAAAACAGGGCAACGTAAAGATTCAGTCACAGGACAAAGTTTTTCCACAGCTGTGACTCAAGGTGGAACAGAATTATTAATTGACGCTCTTAAAACTGCAGGCAATGGAACCTGGTTTAGAGTAGTTGAACGACAAGGGATTGATGCTCTTGTAAGAGAAAGACAAATTATTAGAAGTGGCAGAGATGAAGCTGCCAAAGCTCTTGGAGAAGAGCCACAAAAATTAGGACCACTTTTATTTGCAGGAATGATAATTGAAGGTGGTATTATTGGATATGATAGTAATTTAAAAACTGGTGGCCGAGGGGCCAGAACTTTAGGGATTGGATTTTCACGTCAATATAGACAAGACCAAGTGACAGTATCGCTGAGAGCGGTAAGTGTTTTAACAGGCGAAGTACTATTAAATGTCCAAACAAAAAAGACAATTTTAAGTTATGGTTCCGGAGGGGATATATTTAGATTTATTGAACAAGGAACACAGTTGATTGAATATGAAGACGGTGTGGGAAATAATGAATCAGTGACATACGCAGTGCGAACAGCTATCGAGGCTGCCGTGCTGGAAATGGTTTACCAAGGAGACAGACGTGGCTTCTGGAAAATCAATAATAAAAAAATAGAGGAAACGAAAGATGATTAAAAAACTATTAGGCCTAAGTTTAGTATTAATCTCTGGTTTCGCATTTGCTCAAGCTACCGATGATAACGAAATTAACATCGAGCAGGTTGGTGATACTTTAACATTATATGTTGACCAATATGGTTATGGTAATAAAATTGGAGCTGACGATTTTAGTTCATCTTCAAGTGCTATGGTTATTACTGGTTCAACTTTGACTTTTAATATAGACCAAATCGGTAATCAGAATCTATTATTCGGCCCATTAATTGCTGATAGTAGCACCTATAACTTATTGTTTACAGGTGATTCTAACGAGTGGGATTGGGACATTGGATATGTTGGCTCTTCAGATAGTACTACTATGGATGTAGATATTACTGGTGATTCTAACATAATGGATTTTGACCAAGGTTATAACGCAAGCGCGGAAAGGTTGGATTTCGATCTAACTATAATTGGAGATAGTAATGTCTTTGATGTCGATATAGACGTAGATGATGCTATTTGGAACTTCGATATTACTGGAGGTTCAAATGACATTAATACTATGCAAAAAGATGGTGGTGAACAAGAAATCAATTTAACACTTGATGGTTCATCAGCTGATATTGACATTAATCAGTTAAGTGGTACATGTCCTACGGGTGTCTCAACCTGTAATGGTATCATAACACTAGATGTTGATTCTGAAAATGCAACAATTCAGATTAATCAAAAAGACAGCTCTAACGACAGCTAGTATTCTACTATTTTCGATGGGTTCTAATGCAGAGCCCATCGGGAATATCATTGAGCACAAGGGAAGTGCTTCTATCACTCGTGAAGCTGGAGCAACGTTAGAGGTTTCAGATACACAAGTTCCAGATATTGTAATGAATGACACGGCCGAAACAGAAAATGGTCGAATGTTAATTGAGTTCCTAGACGAGGCTGAACTTAGCCTTACAGAAAATACAAAGGTATACATTGACCGTGTATACTATGACCCAGATCCAAGCAAATCAAAAATGGCTATGAGAATGGCAATGGGAACTGCAAGGTTCGCATCTGGCCGATTGGGCATGGTCAATAAAAATAATATAGACATACAAACACCTACAGCTACTATATCAGTTCGTGGGACAGATTTTACAACAACTATTGACGAGCTCGGAAGATCGCTTGTCATTCTTTTACCAGACCAATATGGTAATCCATCAGGTACCATAGAGGTATCAAATCTGGGTGGTACTATCGTTTTAGAGGAAGCTTATGCAGCGACAATGGTTTCCACATTGGATTCTCCACCTACTCCTAAAGTCAGTATACAGAACATCACACCAGCGATGATTGATAATATGTTTATCGTATCACCGCCACCAGAAGTGAAAGAAGCTATTGAGGAAGAAATGGCAGATGATGCAAATGAAGACCAAGGATTGCTTGACATTGACTTTTTAGAGTTTACAGAATTGGAAGAAGATTATCTTGAAGATGATGCATTGGAATTTACTGAACTGGATATTGATTTTCTTGATGTTGATTTCTTAACTGATGTTTTGGATATTGTGGAAGAGCTCGTAAAAACCACTGCTGCGCTTGATGATAGAGCAATTGCTGGAACTTCATTGGGAGCAGAATTAAAGGGAGCCACATTTGGACTTAATGCTGATTCTCAATATAACATTTATGAACAAGATGGAAAAATTGTATTTTACAGACAAGTGCAAGACACAATTAAATTAGTATTTGCTATAGATGCTTCTGTAAGAATTGACACAGAGGTAGAAGGTTATTCTGGTATTATTAATTTAAATGGTGGAGACGATTCAGTTATAGTTATAAAACAAGGTGGATAAATAAAATTATGGAAATAGAAAAAATAATTGCAAATAGATGTGATTGTTCCTTATTGGAAGTCACAGACGAAAAACATATTGTAGATGATTTAAACGCAGATTCATTAAGCGTAGTAGAAATTATTATGGATTTGGAAGAAGAATTTGGATTCCAAATTCCAGATGATGAAGCTGAAGAATTATTTACAGTAAAACAGATTAAAGACTATGTTGAGGCGAATGCTTAATGGACGAATTTGATAGAAAATTAGATAAATGGTTATTAGGATTTTCCTGGTTATTGTTGGGAATGTATTTTATTTTGGCAGCTGGTAAAGCTTATGCAGATAATGTAATAACCATTGAACAAACTGGTGATAATTTAAATTTAGAGATTCAGCAATACGGTGCTGATAATGAAATTAAAATGTTGGACCAATATTCGTATATCAATGCGTCAACATTAGATTTATTAGTTGTTCAGTATAATACCGCAGGTCTTGATAACACAATAGTATTTGATGAAATCAGTGGAACAGGTAATGAATTTAAATTAGGTCAAGGTGTTGCTTTTGATAACACCACACAAGGCTGGAACTATGATGGTGCCGAAGGCGGTGGTCATTATATGGAAATAGATTTATATGGTAATGATAACTTTGTTGAATGGCATCAAACAAATCAAAGTGGCGCAACTGACGGACATGATTTTAACTTACATGTTGCTGGGTCTGATAATTGGATAGATGGAAGACAACAATCTTCAGGTGCAAAAGAAGCAAACATTACACTTTATAATTCAGACAATGTTTTAACATTTAGACAAAAAGGTGCTAACGCAAACCACACAGCAAATATTACTTTAGATGGTATTTACGGAACGGACGCGCTTATTAGACAAAATAGCACAACCAATCAAACATATAACTTATCAGTGGATTGTTATACGGTTGGTGGTTGCTCAGTAAATGTGTTGCAAGAATAATGCAAGAGTTAG